TCTTCCTGCCATAATCTCATGGACATTTGCATTAGCATTCCATCCATAATCTTTGAAGTCTTGTTTTAATTGTGATACCAATGATGTGGTAGGCACAATGATAAGTATATTTCTCTGCGCTGCCCTATGCCATCTGACTAATCCGTAGATGATGAGTGATTTTCCTGAGCCCGTTGGGGATAGTAAAAGTTTGCGACGCTGTTTAATAGCTTGGAATATTGCTTTGAGTTGGTAATCTCTTGCCTTGAAAGGTAACCGTAGATGTTTAACGAAAGTCGCAATCCCCTCAGGTGTGACATAATCTTCTTCCTCGTTGGGTAGTCCATAAAACTTTGAGTCTTTAAGGGTAAACTCATAACCCTTCTCTTCCAGATAGTCTGCAAGATAATCATAGAGACCAACATATATCTCACCTGTACCTGGTGAATATAATCTAATCTTTCCGTCCCAAAATCGCCTCTTATACTGAGGCATATACTTTGCACCTGGGACCTCAAACTGAAAGAATTCACTTAACTCTTTATGTAAGTGTTGCTCTCCTTCAACTCGTAGATAAACCTCATTCTTTTTTGAGATGGTTATCATCTAACACCATAATACTTGATAATGTCCATAGTATTCTTAATAGCAAACCCTCTCGAGTCTATCTGTTTAAGTATCCTATCAATACAATTTATACAAGTTTCTAGGTAGTCTATTTTCTGGTTTGCCTTACATATATCTGGGTCACTATTGATGTATACATCTAGGTCACCCTTCAGTATTTTGAGGTCAAAAGGATTTTCTCTGTATACTTCTGACGATGCTTTGCCTGAGTAGTATTCCCACTTCGTCCTATACAATACATTCTTCTTAACTTGTGCTTCTGACAGCATCAGTTTGAATGAGTTGTAGAATTGGACATACTTAGCATGAAGACGAGGTGTCTCCATACTGTCATTCGCTAGTAACTCAGGTAATTCTCTATGGTCAAAGAATGCTTCTGAATCCTTTGCCCACATCTCTTGAATTTTCTCAAGATTCATTTTGTTTTCTTCTTATTCTGCTTTGTCCACTCTTTCATATACTCTTCTCTACCATCCTTCAACCATTTTTTCTTTTCATAGTCGTAGAAAGGATGTGGTAAGGCACTCACAACAGGGTCTTTAGTTTTATTTTTGATGACAATAAATCTGTCAGCAGCAAATGTCCCTGCTAGTTGTACCTCAATTTCATCAGTGTCTTTCCAGTTAACAGTGCCATCTTTCTTTTTGTGTAGCATTGCTTCTTGGATTTTGTCAATGATTTCTTGAGTTAGTTTCATAATTATTCTAATCGTGTATCTCTCTTAGACTCTTCACCTCTTCTTACTTGATATGCAGAGAATGTAAAGGATACACTTGCGGTTGCGTATTCTGTACCATCTATTGTAGCATTAAATTCCATTGCTGACAAGGATTGTGGTATTAAATCTGTGAATACGCAGTTTAAATTCTGATTAAAGTTGCTGTTTAGGATTGCTAGTGTGCCATCTGACCTAAACTGCTGTCTCTTCTGTGCTTTTTGCTCTACAAATCCAGTCCTTTCACCAAAAGTATCTGGAGTACCTAGAGCACGTATCCAGTTGTGTAGTATCATATAGTTTTCTAAGTCCTCATCAATCAGAAAGGTAAGATTCAATGGGTCATAGGTTATAAAACCTTCCAAAGGTAACTGTCTGAGTGGTGTTGACTGTTGCTGTATACCTAGATTCATACTAGGAATATTTGCAGACTGCGCAAAGTAAGGTATCTTAGGATACTCTGCTAGTAAAAACTTAAATCCTATAGGAGATAGGAAGTTTCTATTCTCTATCTGTTTGTTCCAAGTCGTCATAGTCTGTGTCCATGTATACTAGACCTAAATTTTCATCAAAATACTCGTCTTCTTCCATTATGTATTGTATTCCTCTATTATATCTAGCATACTATTTAGTTGATAATGAGACCCTTCTATCCATTCCTCTGACGCACCATGATATCTACCGTTATACAAATCATTCTTTAATTTGATGAGACGAGCCTTCATCTCTATCTTAGTAACTCGTCCTCTTCCCACGTATTTAAGCTCCATATGTTAAATAGATATTCTAACTACTTATAAAAAAACCGCACCCCCTAGAGTGCGGTATGTCAGTGTATTCTCATAAGAGAATGTTACTGCAGATACGTTTACATGAGGACTGTGTATCTGTACATTCTATTAAACATTCGTAATATTCGTCTATTTTGTCCTCTTCGTTAGCAGACGTAATCTGATGTTGCCATCGTTGATTAAACGAAACTAAATTGTGCATGGTGGACTCCCATAATGTTAACTTCATAAAGGTTTGGGTGCATCGTTCCAGTCTCCAATTCTGCCTAACTATTTACCACTGTTTAGACTTTGTAATGAAGTTTGGTAACTGGGTGGTATGTGGTGGTCATTCCAGTGTCTGATATTTCCTGCGACAATAAAACAGTTGGTCACTACTAACTGCACAAAGATAAGAGTGCGGATTATAGCAACTTTATCTGCCTCCCTATCAGAAGTCCCAGACTTGTCACCTAATGCTTTTGCCCAAATTCTCCAAAGTTTTTTCATGGCATCTATTATAGCATAAAAAAAGACACCCTGTAAAGGGTGTCTGAAGGGGTATGTAATATCTGAATTACATTAAGTTTGTTACCTTAACTCTTCTGTAGTAACGGTTTGCGTTAGATGTAAGAGCACCTTGACCTTGTGTAAGACCCTCAGCGAATGGGTTTGCAACCATTCCGTAACGAGTCTTAAAGCCAATTTTTGGTTGGAATGTATCCTGACCAACGGCTCTAACCATTTGTAGAGGCACGTAAGGACAATAGAATAGTCCTGCGTCGTATGCGCTACTACCTTTATATCCTGCAACATAGAAGTGATTGTCACTTACGTTTGCTGAATATGGGTCAACATAAACCTTGATTCTTCCGTTAAGAGTACCAGCAAGTGTGCTGCTATTGTCATCAGGAAGTAAGTTGCTGTTGCCTGCAAGAGCAGGAGTGTAATCAAGCACACCAGCCATTGAGAGAGCACTAGCCACGTCTGCAGAGCAGATGAGGATGTTACCCTTTCCACGACGAGTTTCATGCCCGATAGCATTCATATCTCTTTCAATCTGGAAAAGAAGTCCCTTGAATTTCTCAACAGACCATCTACCATTTGAGTCGACGTCTAAGTCGAATGTACCAGCAGTTGCTGTGTTGTTTTGAGCACCAGGTCTTGCAATCTTGTAAACAGTTCTAACAACTTCTCTGTTGATCTCAGCGAGAACTTCAGTAGAAAGAATGTTTGCAAGCTCAGACTCAGCGTCTAAACCATGAACTGCTTTCAAGTCCTGAGCAAGCTCTAAACTGTACTCTGCCTTTAAAGCTCTTGACTTAGCAGTAACAGTAACCTTCTCAATCGAGAATCCCATCTCGTTGAAGTGGTTAGTTGCACCGTCACCAAGTGCTTCAGACTGAGCAGTTGTCATACCCTGTCCACCGATAGTGTAGTTGCCTGCACCGTCTGCGAGTAGACCTGGGTTAGAACCTGTCATGTCGTTGGAAGCGAGACCATCAGAACTATTCTCTGAAGAATGCTCAGTGTCAACTTCGTTGAAGAATGTTTCAACTGCACTGTTGTTGATGTCTCTGTTTGTGCCTTTTGTAGAGCGCATTGCAAAGATAAGTCCTGTAGGACCTGTCATTGGTTGCACACCGCAAATGTCGTAAGCAATAAGCTTAGGCATACTACGACGGATTAAGCTGATTAATACTGGGTCGAAACCTGCAACTGGACCTGTAGCTGTGCTACCACCAGAGAAACCAGTACCACCAAGAGAGTTGGTAGGTGCTGCTTCAGTTACTAATCCTCTTTCTTCTTTCAAGAATCTCTCTTGATTCTCAAGGAGGACTGAGGTCACCGATTTTCTATACTTGTCAGAAATCGCTTCGATTTCAGAATGGTCTAGAATAGGAGCCCACTTCTCCTGTAAATGTTCTGCGTTAAACATGATTGGAGTGTTTTAGTGGATAAGTTTACTTGCCCCAACGACTGATTGCCTGCACGTATGCTGACATTGAATCAGTTGCGGGTGTTTCTGCTACTTCCTTAGACTCAGTCACTGTTTCAGCAGCTCCTTTTGCCTCAGGTTTTGTAGAGAAGTAAGATTCACGTAAAGTAGAAACTTTCTCGCGGAAAGATTCTTCATTCTCAAACTCAACAGCTTCCGCTAGAGAAATAAGTTTCTCTTTCTGAGAGAGACTTAAGCCCTCTGCGATTTCTGTCACAATCCCATTCTTGATATAGTTGCCGACTTGCTTAGACAATCCGACGTTTTCTTCAATCGACTCGTTGAGTTTTTCTTCCATACTATTGAGTTGTCCTTGTAATTCATCAACAAGGTCAACTTTCTCGTCAG